GGGCGGCGTCGGGACTGGTAAGTCACTCACCGCAGTGGTTTACTACATGGAGCAAGAAGCACCGAAAGATGTGTACGTCATCACCACTGCAAAGAAGCGGGACTCTCTCGACTGGGAGACCGAGTTCGCGCGGTTCGGTGTTGGCAAGGAGAGGAATGCGACTGTAGCGGGCGTGCTCACGGTCGACTCGTGGAACAACATCGGGAAGTACGAAGACGTGAAGGACGCGTTCTTCATCTTCGACGAACAGCGGTTGGTCGGCGCTGGTGCATGGTCCAGTAAGTTCATCAAGATTGCCAAGCACAACACCTGGATTTTGCTCAGCGCCACACCCGGTGATACATGGCTGGATTACATTCCGGTGTTCATCGCCAACGGGTTCTACACGAGTCGCACGCAGTTCAAACGTGAGCACGTCATCTACAACACGTTCAGCAAGTTTCCAAAGGTTGACCGGTACGTCCAGACGGGGAAGCTGGTACGTCTCCGGAACTCGATCCTGGTCGAGATGCCTTACCTCAGACACACCGTGAGGCGGTCTGTAAGCGTCCCTGTCGAGTACGACGAGGGATTGTTCAGCAAGGTCTTGAAAGAGCGCTGGAACCCCTTTGAGGAGCGTCCTGTGAGGGACGTGGCTGAGTTGTTCATACTCATGCGGAAGGTGGCATACGGCGACCCCTCAAGGCTTGCTGCGGTAAGGGAACTGATACGGAAACATCCACGGCTGATCATCTTCTACAACTTCGACTACGAGCTTGAGAGCCTCCGAACACTCACTGATCTAGTCCCTGTCGGTGAGTGGAACGGGCACAAACACGAGGAGATTCCCGACACAGATCGATGGGTTTACTTGGTGCAGTACGTCGCTGGAGCTGAAGGATGGAACTGCATTACGACAGACGCAATGGTGTTCCACTCCATGACGTACTCGTACAAGAACTGGCACCAGGCGCACGGCCGGATCGATCGGCTCAATACGCCATTCACGGAGCTGTTCTACTACACGTTGAAGAGCAAATCGGTGATCGATCAGGTTGTCGAAAGATCGTTGAAAGCCAAGAAAAGCTTCAATGAACAAGGTTTCGCGAGGAAAAAGCTCAGTCAATAAGTCCGGTTTGCGCTCTGTCGATTGGTCAAATCTGAACGCCGAAAAAACGGTCTGAAAAAAGTGTTTTCAGATTTGGCAGATTTGGCAGAGCAAAACGGACACTTTGGACAGCGTTTCGCGACTCTTCGATCTTGAAGAACTGCAGCTCGCAGGCTATACCAGTCAAGAATGTCCGTTTTGTGTACATGCCTCGGTCAAATCTGCCAAATCTGGTGAGAAAACCTCCCCTTCCTGCAAACTTAATATCTATAGATATTGGGATTGTAAAAAATAAAAGTTTTCTCGAGAATTTTCGCGTTTTTGACCGAGCGCCCGATACCTTGCAAAGTGTCGCAAAGTGTCTGGGATGTCCGTTCCACTGCAAGGAAAGTGTATGGTGCACCTGTATGATCGAAGAATGGCGTCCAATACAAGGCTTCCCCGGTTACTCGGTGAGCGACGGCGGACACGTCCGTAATGACGAGTCCGGACAGACCATGAGCATGTTGGTGAACCAAGGCGGCATCGTGAATGTCGGCCTCACCAAGAACCGTGTTCAGTACAAGCGGTCCGTCGCTCTCCTCGTAGCACATGCCTTCATCAAGACGGCGAGGAGCTTCGAGTTCAATACCCCGATCAACTTGGACGGGGACAGGTTCAACAATGTGGTGGCTAATCTTCTTTGGCGTCCACGATGGTTCGCGGTCCAGTACGTCCAGCAATTCAAGCGCGAGCCTCCGGGCTTCGACGTCCCGATCGTTGACGTCGTCACGGGAGAGCAATTCAAGACCTCGTGGGATGCGGCAGTACAGTACGGTCTACTCGATGTGGACATAGTCTTGGCCATCACGTGCAAGACATGGGTGTGGCCGACATACCAGAAATTTCAGTTGCTGGTGTGACACGCAGATATTACATCGGAAGAAATACATGTGCTATAATAGAAGGGGTAAGATACGGCCTTCGTTATGGCACGTGACGGGAGTGAACTATGCTGGAGCGAGACTATCAAGCAAGTCTCATCAAGACTCTCCGGCGTATGTTCCCCGGATGTTTCATCTTGAAGAACGACCCGAGCTATCTGCAGGGCATCCCAGACCTTGTGATCCTCTACAAGCGTCAATGGGCCGTGCTCGAGGTGAAAGCCAGCGAGAGGGCGCCTCAGAGGCCGAATCAGGCCTACTACGTCGACTTGCTGGACAACATGTCGTTCGCTGCCTTCATCTACCCTTCGAACGAAGAGACCGTACTCAATGCGCTTCAACGAGCATTCGAGAATCACGGGCACTCACGCCTTCCTCAGCGCGAGTAACAACGCCTGGGTCAACTATGACGACGACAAGCTCGACGCTCGTTTCGTCACTGCCATGGCCGCACAACGGGGAACCGAACTCCACGCTTTGGCCAACGACCTCATTCGGTTGAAGGTCAAGCTGCCTGACGCCAAGAAAACGCTCAACCTCTATGTCAACGATGCCATCGGCTATCGCATGGAGCCCGAGCAGACTCTGTTCTACTCGCTCAACTGTTACGGCACGACCGATGCGATAGCGTTCCGGAATGACCTGCTGCGTATTCACGACCTGAAGACGGGAACCACCAAGACTTCCCTGACTCAGCTCGAGATCTACGCAGCTTTGTTCTGCCTCGAATACGGACATCGTCCTGTCGACCTCGAGATCGAACTCAGGATCTACCAGAACAATGGTGTCATCGTCGAGGTTGGCGATGCTGATGCGATCACTCACATCATGGCGAAGATCATCGCGTTCGACAAGCGGATCGAAGCACTCAGGCAGGAGGCGTCGGGTTGATCATCAATGAAGAAGACTACCTTGCGCACTACGGAATCCTTCGTAAGTCCGGACGCTACCCCTGGGGTTCGGGCAAGACGCAGGAAGCACGTAACCGCACCTTCCTCGACACCGTTGAAGGCATGCGCAAAGAGGGCATGAGCGAATCCGAAGTTGCACGTGGTTTCGGAATGTCGACCACGCAGCTTCGTGCGCTCAAGTCCATCGCGAAGAACGCTCAGAAGCAGGCCGATATCAACATGGCCCAGCGACTGAAGGACAAGGGTTACTCCAACATTGCCATCGGCAAGCGTATGGACATGCCTGAGTCCACGGTTCGTACACTTCTTGCTCCCGGGCAGAAGGAACGAGCCGAGATCCTGGAATCCACGTCCAACATGCTCAAGCAGCAGGTTGACGAGAAGAAGTACGTCGACATCGGAAGTGGTGTCGAACAGCACCTCGCAATCAGCAATAACAAGCTGAAGATCGCCGTAGCCAAGCTTCAAGAAGAGGGCTACACGATCCACTACATCCCGGTCGAACAACTCGGTACTGGACAGAAGACCACCATCAAGGTCCTCGCCAAGCCCGACGTTCCTTACACCGAGGTGTACAAGAACCGCGATCAGATCCGACAGATCACCAGTTACTCCGAGGATGGCGGTCGATCCTTCGACAGGATCCAAACGCCTCTCTCAGTGAGTTCCAAGCGCATTGCGGTCCGTTATGCCGAGCAAGGCGGTACGGCCGCTGACGGCGTCATCTACGTCCGTCCTGGGCGTACTGATCTGTCGCTCGGTGGTTCACGTTACGCCCAGGTTCGTGTTGCTGTTGATAACACGCACTACCTCAAGGGTATGGCGATGTACAAGGACGATCTGCCGCCCGGTGTCGACCTCATGTTCAACACGAACAAGAGCGACACCGGAAACAAGCTCGACGCCATGAAGAGCATGAAGGACGATCCGGACAACCCATTCGGTTCGGCCATTCGTCAGATCAAGGAAACTGGTCCTGACGGACAGAAGCGCGTCACCTCTGCGATGAACCTTGTCAATGAGGAAGGCGACTGGGAACCTTGGGCTAGCACGCTGTCTTCGCAGATGTTGTCCAAGCAGAGTCCTGCTCTGGCCAAGGCGCAACTCGGAATGTCTCTCGAACGCAAGAAGAACGAGTTCGAAGAGATCAAGGTCGGTACCAATGCGGCCGTTAAGAAGAAATTGTTTGAGGCTTACGCCGATGACGCTGATTCCTCGGCTGTCCACCTCAAGGCTGCAGCTCTCCCGCGTCAGGGAACGCATGTCATACTTCCGCTCTCCTCGATCAGGGAAGGCGAAGTATACGCGCCCAACTACCGTGACGGAGAGCGCGTTGTCCTGATTCGCCACCCTCACGGTGGGATCTTCGAGATCCCTGAACTAACCGTCAACAACCGGAATCCCGAAGGCAAGAAGCTTCTGGGTAATGCACCCGACGCTATCGGGATTCATCACAAGGTTGCGGAGAAGCTCTCAGGAGCCGACTTCGACGGCGATACAGTTCTCGTGATCCCGAACAACCAGGGCAAGGTCAAGACCAAGCCAGCACTTGAAGGTCTGAAGGGCTTCGATCCTCAGAAGTCGTACCGTGAGTACGATGGCATGACGCGCATGTCTCCTCGTACCAAGCAGATTCAGATGGGGATGATTTCAAACCTCATCACGGACATGACCATTCGTGGAGCTACCGACGCCGAACTCGCTCGAGCAGTCCGGCATTCCATGGTCGTGATCGACGCAGAGAAGCACAAGCTGGATTACAAGCAGTCAGCCATTGACAACGGCATCTCGCAGTTGAAGGAGAAGTACCAGGGAAAGAAGAACGGTGGCGCGTCCACTCTGATCTCTAACTCTGGTACTACGTCGACTATCCGAATCGCCGAGCGCAAGGCCAGGTCCGTCACCAAGGGTGGACCAATCGATGAACATGGTCGAAAGGTCTACGAAGACACAGGCGAAGCGTACGTAGACAAGAAGACAGGGAAGACGGTCTCTAAGACTGTCGAAGTTCCTCGACTCAGTAACGTCGATGACGCACACGTCTTCTCTTCAGGCACACCTATCGAGAAGATCTATGCGGATCACTCGAACAGTATGAAGGGATTGGCTAACGCTGCCCGAAAGGCGGCCGCATCCACTCGATCCCTTGCGTACTCACCTGAAGCCAAGGTTAAGTACGCCTCTGAGGTAGCCGCCCTCAATGCGAAGTTGAATCTCGCCTTGAGGAACAGCCCCCTCGAACGACAAGCGCAGATCCTAGCCAATGCCATCGTGTCCCAGAAGCGCCTTGCCAACCCTGACATGGAGCCGTCTGAGGTCAAGAAGCTGAAGGCACAAGCACTTGCCGAGTCGCGTGCACGAACAGGCGCAAAGAAGCAACGCATCGAGATCAGTGACTCTGAGTGGGCAGCCATTCAGGCAGGCGCTATCAGTGGTAGCAAGCTGAACCAGATCCTGAACCACGCTGATCTCGATCAAGTCAAGAAGCTGGCCACACCTAAGCTGGCCCAGAAGATGAGTGACAGCAAGAAGTCTCAGGCTGTAACCATGCTTCGCAATGGACACACCCAAGCAGAGGTAGCAGATGCACTTGGTGTGTCTGTGTCTACACTCAAGCGAAGCATCAGTGGAGGTGATGGATGATGGTTGAACACATGCTCACCACAGTGGACAACCCATACAGCCCTGTCACTGACTTCGATCAGTGGTATGCATGGGATCATCGTGCCGGTTATGACACACCATCATACCTAGCACGTGTAGTCAGGTCATCCGATGAACTGTCGGAGGCTGACCAGAGTTCGGCTCAAGAGCAAGCGATCGATGACGTAGTTCGTGAGAATCCTGGATTCTACATCAAGGTTCCAGTTACGACGCAACCGACAAGCTAGCACACCATAGTCGTCGACGTCCGATCAGAACATAGACATGCAAGTCAGTTAGTCTGCTGCTGGCTTTCATTGACACTCTGATCGGACGTTGACTTTGCTGTCTGCACATTCGATTCATTGTCATGGTCGCATCGACTTGCCTATGGTTGTGAGTAAGTTAAACCATGGCAACGTGTATGGGGGCGGGGGTCTCGTAAGTTCTGACCCCCTGCTGCATCGCCCATCCACCAAAAATAACCCCGGTGGGACTTTTGGCACAAACTTTTTGCTTTTGCGATCTTGGTTTGGCGTCTAAAACCTCCCCGCCCTTGCCCCACCCCACCAAAACCACATGAGTTCTCTACAGAAAGGAGTTGTATCTATGCCGATCAAACGGATAACTGAGTCTGTTCCTCAGACAAGTAAGCGCCGACCGGCAACAACTCCTGAAGGTCGAGAGAATCAACTAGTTTCTCTGGCTGCAGATCTCGCCGAGAAGCAGATGCGAGACGGTACGGCCTCCGCTCAGGTCATCACGCATTTCCTGAAGCTCGGTTCGTCAAGGGAGAAGCTCGAACAAGAGCGCATCGCCCACGAGAACCAGTTGCTTCAAGCGAAGTCGGATGCCATGGCGTCGCAGGAGAACACCGAGAAACTTTACAAGCTCGCACTGGATGCCATGCGCTCCTATGCGGGTCACGAGCCCTTCGATCACGGCGATGACGATGAGGACTAGGACGTATTCCGAACTCCGTCGTCTAGGCACGCTGGAAGAGAGGTACAAGTACCTTGCCCTAAGCGGAGAGGTTGGCCGGTCGACTTTCGGGTTCGATCGCTACCTGAACCAGCAGTTCTACACGTCCAGAGAGTGGCGACATATTCGCGATCAGATCATTGTTCGCGACAACGGCTGCGACTTGGGTGTAGATGGCCACGAGATCCACTCGCGTCTCTACATTCATCACCTCAACCCGATGACGGTCGCTGAGATCGAGAACGCCGACCCGACAATTCTCGATCCTGAAAATCTGATCACTACGTGCCATCAAACTCATAACGCCATTCATTACGGCGACGAGAGACTACTTCCCCGGCCCCTCGTCGAACGCAAACCTGGCGATACGAAGCTGTGGTAACGAAAGGACAACCAATGGGCGCCATCGCCTACGACCGTTCCGTCAAGAACTTCATTCCCGAGCTCAGCGCCACCGGCCACGTCACCCACAGCTCGTTCAAGAAGACCTCCGTCACCCTGCACCACAACGGCGGCCGCAACACCTTCGAGAGTCTGCTCTCCGTCTGGAAGACCCGTCCCGCTTCGGCCCACTTCGACGTGGACGCGGCCGGCAACGTCGCGCAGTTCGTGGACGTCCACGAGTACGCCTGGGCCGTCGGCAACACCGCGGGCAACGAGAGCTCGATCTCCATCGAGATGTGCGACGAGACCGGCGCCCCCGGCTGGGTCGTCTCGGACACCACCCTGAACTCCGCCACTCGTCTGGCTGGTTGGCTCTTCGCGCACGTCGTCGGAGCCCGGCCCACCGCCGCGAACTTCTTCCCGCACAAGCACTGGTCGGCCACCGACTGCCCGGGCCCGTACGTCTCCGGCAAGTGGGCCACGCTCCTCGCCGAGACCCAGAAGGCCTACGACTCGTTCGCCGGTACTCACGTCGTCTCCCCGCCGTCGACCAACCACGAGACCAACGCTCAGGTGGCCGCCGAGGTCATCGCTGGCAAGTGGGGCAACAACCCCGGTCGTGCCGCCGCTCTGACCAAGGCCGGTTACAACGCCGCTGCGGTCCAGACTGCGGTGAACGACATCCTGTCCGGTCACTCGACTGCTCCGGCCCCTGCCAAGCCGTCGCTCTCTACCGTCGCCAAGGAGGTCATCGCCGGTAAGTTCGGCAACGGCCCCGAGCGCGTCGCGGCGCTCAAGAAGGCCGGCTATGACGCCAATGCCGTCCAGGCCGAGGTCAACCGCGAGCTCGCCTAACCACGGGCAGCTCACAATATTTCGGGGGAGGTGTCCCGCGTGATCACAAGCATTCTCACAAGCATCAAGAAGGTGCTCGGCGTCGATGAGAGTTACACGGCTTTCGACGAAGACATTCTGATGCACATCAACTCAGTCTTCTCGACCCTCAACCAGTTGGGGATCGGTCCGACTGAAGGCTTCATGATCGAGGACAGCACGGCCACGTGGGACGCCTTCCTCGGAACTGACAAGCGTCTCAACGCCGTCAAGACGTACACCTATCTCAGTGTGCGTTTCTTGTTCGATCCCCCGACGACCTCCTTCGTCATCGATGCGATGCAGAAGCAGATCGGGGAACTCGCATGGCGGTTGAACATCGTAAAGGAGGGGGATTCATGGGCACCGCCAACGGTCGTGTGAAACTCGACATGGTTCTTGCCCATCACGGAATCAAGGGCATGAAGTGGGGCGTTCATGAATCCAAAAGTTCGGGGCCTTCTGCTCGCCAAGTAGCCAAAACTACTAAGGCGACCGGAAAGATCGATAGCAAGATCGCCAGGTCGGAAACAGCACGAGCCATGCATCAACATCGAGCTGAGAATCTGAAAACGCATCTCGATGACATAGAGGAAAATGGCTTGAATTCCAAAGCCATGCGTCAGCATTACGGAAAATCGTTGGACCTGAACAACGCCGTCTTCTATGGCTTGCATGGAAAAACTAAGGCTTTGGCGTTGGCTCAAAAACATCACGAAGTTCGAAACATGCTTGCAAGTGAAGCATATCTCGAAAACCATCACGAAAAGAAGATCGAACGACTCAAGAACGAGCGAGGGAAGATGAACCACAGTGCGATCATGACACTGACATTCACCGAGGCTCGCACCCAAATCGGCGAACGCAACCTCGATGACGTTCTCGCGCACCACGGTGTGAAGGGCATGAAGTGGGGTTCGCGAAAGTCCGGTGGCAGTAGTTCACCGTCGAAGCCTCACGTCCCCGTTTCTGCTGACCACATGACCGTCGAAGCGCACAAGGCGACCATCCGAGAGGGCGGCGTTAAAGCTCTTTCCAACCACCAGCTTCAGCAGGTCGTCACCCGGCAGAACCTCGAACAGCAGCATCGGAACCTGAACTACCAGCACCCAACGAAGCTGGGCAAGGGCCACGATCATGTCCGGCAGGTTCTCAAGATCGCCAAGACCGCGCAGGAGATTCACGGTCTGATCGGCAGTCCCGCGGGCAAGGCGCTCAAGACGGTCATCAAGACCGCTGCTAACCGCTAGAGGGGTTGACGATGGCTCTGTCGAATGCGGCGACCCCGACCTACTACGGTCAGTTCCGTGACGCGGTTGTTCGTGGCGAGATACCCGTTAATCGGGAGATCTCACTGGAGATGAACCGCATCGATGCACTCATCGCCAACCCGAATATCTACTACGACGACGCTCCAGTCGAGGGCTTCATCCTCTACTGCGAGAACGAACTCACCTTGACCGACGGCAGTGATCTCCATCTGCTTCCAGCGTTCAAGGTGTGGGCGGAACAGATCTTCGGCTGGTACTACTTCGTTGAACGGAGTGTGTACGAGCCGAGCCAAGGCGACCATGGCGGGCGCTACGTCAACAAGACGATCAAGAAGCGCTTGACGACAAAGCAGTATCTCATAGTAGCCCGAGGTGCCGCCAAGTCGATGTACGCCGAGTGCATACAGAGCTACTTCTTGAACGTCGACACATCGACCACGCACCAGATCACGACGGCTCCGACGATGAAGCAGGCCGACGAGGTCATGTCTCCATTCCGGACGGCCATCACGCGCGCGCGTGGGCCTCTGTTCAAGTTCCTGACCGAAGGGTCTCTGCAGAATACCACCGGTTCCAGAGCGAACCGAGTGAAGTTGTCTTCGACAAAGAAGGGCATCGAGAACTTCCTCACGGGTTCGCTCCTCGAAGTGCGACCAATGGCCATCACCAAACTGCAGGGTCTTCGACCAAAGATCTCAACGATTGATGAGTGGCTTTCCGGAGACGTCCGAGAGGACATTGTCGGGGCGGTCGAACAGGGTGCCTCCAAACTGGACGACTACTTGATTGTGGCCATCAGTTCCGAGGGCACCGTTCGAAACGGCAGCGGCGACACAATCAAGCTGGAACTGGCCGATATTCTGAAGGGCGAGTACCTGGCTCCTCACGTGTCGATCTGGCATTACAAACTTGATGAACTGACTGAGGTAGAAAATCCTGCCACATGGCTCAAGGCCAATCCCAACCTCGGGAAGACCGTCACCTATGAGACTTACCAGCTCGATGTCGAACGCGCCGAGAAAGCCCCAGCGTCGCGGAATGATATTCTGGCTAAACGCTTTGGAATCCCTATGGAAGGGTACACGTACTTCTTCACATACGAGGAAACCCTGCCTCACCGTCACCGTGAATTCTGGGAAATGCCCTGTGCAATGGGTGCGGACCTCTCTCAGGGTGACGACTTCTGTGCCTTCACATTCCTGTTCCCATTGCGGGATGGGTTTGGCATAAAGACCCGCAGTTACATCACTTCATTGACCCTGATGAAGCTTCCGAGTGCAATGCGTCAGAAGTACGACGAATTCATAAACGAAGGCAGTCTCCACGTGCTTGAGGGCACTGTTCTCGACATGATGGAGGTCTATGACGATCTCGATGCGCATATCTTGGAGTCTAGGTACGATATTCGTTCCTTCGGGTTCGACCCGTACAATGCCAAGGAATTCGTCACCCGCTGGGAAGCGGAGAATGGTCCTTTCGGCATCGAGAAGGTCATCCAGGGCGCTAAGACAGAATCGGTTCCTCTCGGTGAACTCAAGAAGCTAAGCGAGCAACGTTCGCTCATATTCGACGAATCACTGATGACGTTTGCCATGGGAAATGCGATAACCATGCAAGACACGAACGGGAACCGTAAACTTCTGAAGAAGCGCATGGACGCTAAGATCGACAACGTATCCGCTCTGATGGATGCGTATGTCGCATACAAAGCCCACAAAGAGGCCTTCGAGTAGCCAGAAAGGAGGTGACTCATGGCATCAGGAATGTTTTCACGTATCAAGCATGCGTGGAATGCGTTCACGGGGGACAGGTTTGAAGATCCGATCTCATACGGCGGTGGCTATTCATACGGCGGCCGTCCTGATCGAGTACGAACCAGTTTCTCGAACGAGCGAACCATCATTCAGGCGATCCTTAACAAGATGGCCATGGATGTGGCGACGACGGACATTCGGCACGTTCGTCTGGATGAGAACGACCGCTACATGAAGGACATCGACAGCGGTCTGAACAACTGTCTCAAGATCGAAGCCAACCTCGACCAAGGCGCAACGCACTTCATGCAAAGTGCGGTTGAGATGCTCTTCGACAAGGGCGTTGTCGCTCTCGTTCCGGTCGACACCACCACCGACCCGACCATCTCAAGTGCGTTCGATGTTGACACGATGCGTGTCGGCGAAGTCATCGCGTGGTTCCCGCAGCACGTTCGAGTCTGGGTCTACAATGAGGCTGCGGACAAGGGCTACCGCGAACAACTGACACTTCCCAAGTCGATGGTCGCGATCATTGAGAATCCGTTCTACTCAGTGATGAACGAGCCGAACTCAACGCTCCAGCGCCTGGTTCGAAAGCTCGGAATGCTCGACGCGGTCGATGAGGCGTCAAGTTCCGGCAAACTCGACATGATCATCCAGTTGCCCTACGTGATCAAGTCCGAAGCTCGACGCCAGCAGGCCGAACAGCGTCGGACAGACATCGAGTTCCAGCTCAAGGGCAGCAAGTACGGCATTGCTTACACCGACGGTACTGAGAAGATCACACAGCTCAACCGACCGGCCGAGAACAACCTTCTCGCTCAGGTCGAGTACTTGACGGCCATGCTTTACTCACAACTCGGCATCACCGACACGATCATGAACGGAACGGCCAACGAAGAGACCATGCTGAACTACCTGAACCGCACGGTTCAGCCTGTTCTGGATGCGATCAAAGAGGCCATGATCCGAACCTTCCTGAGTAAGACTGCTCGTGCTCAGAAGCAGACGATCATGTACTTCCGCAACCCGTTCCAGCTTGTTCCGCTCAGCGAGATGGCAAAGATCGCCGACATGTTCTCCAGGAACGAGATCCTGACTCCGAACGAACTCAGAGGAGCGATGGGCATCAAGCCTTCCTCCGATCCCAAGGCTGACAAGCTGCAGAACAGCAACATGCCAGTCACTGTCACTCCGCCGCAGTCAAACAAGCCCATTCCTATCGAACCGGCGCATCGTCCAGTGCCGATAGGAGCAACACAGCCACTCTCGATACAGAAGTAGGAGGGAACAGTCAAAATGGAACCTGACTTCAGTGGGTATGCCACGAAGGCTGGGCTCAAGTGCTCCGACGGTCGGACCATCACGCCCGAAGCGTTCAAGCACATGGACAAGATGCAGGTACCGCTGGTCTGGCAGCACGGGCACAGCGATCCGGCCAACGTTCTGGGTCACGCCATCCTCGAAGCCAAGACTGACGGCGTCTACGCCTACGGCTTCTTCAACGGGACCGACTCCGGCAAGCGCGGTAAGGAGCTGGTCGAGCACAAGGACATCAAGGCCCTCTCGATCTTCGCCAATCAGCTGGTCGAGAAGTCCAAGCAGGTCCTTCACGGCGAGATCCGTGAGGTCAGTCTCGTTCTGGCCGGAGCGAATCCCGGCGCGAAGATCGACTACGTCCGTATCGCTCACAGCGATGGCGAAATCGAGACGCTCGACGACGAGGCAGTCATCACCACCGGTCTCGAACTCGAGTTCGGTCACGCCATGGGTGATGCCGCTTCCATGACGCCATCCGAGCTCGAAACCCAGGACGCTGCCGCACCCGAGAAGTCCGTACAGGACATCTTCGACGGCATGTCGTCCGAACAGCAGGACGCAGTCGCCTACATCGTCGATTCGGCGGTCACGGCTGCGAAGGACCCCGATGGCGATGGAGACGACGACGCCGCCAAGGGTGTGGCCGACGACAAGGCCGAGGGCACCGACAACGCCGCCCATTCGGACGACACCAAGACCGGCGAGGTTGCCCTCGCTCACCAGGAAGGAACCGGCCAGATGCCGAACGTGTTCGAGACCAAGTCCGAAGCGCCCAAGGGCCACGAGATGACCCACGACGCCATGCAGGGCATCTTCGTCGAAGCCAAGAAGCCCGGCGCCACTCTGAAGAGCGCGGTCGGCGACTACGCCTTCGCCCACGGCATCACGCCGATGGACATCCTCTTCCCGAACGCCCAGAACATCAGCAACACCCCGCAGTTCAACACCCGGCGCATGGAGTGGGTGCCCGGCGTCCTCAACGGCTGCAACCACACCCCGTTCTCCCGGGTCAAGACCATCACGGCCGACCTGACCCAGGACCAGGCGCGGGCGCTCGGGTACATCAAGGGCAACTACAAGAAGGAGGAGTGGTTCACGGTCAACCGTCGCTCGACCGGCCCCTCCACCGTCTACAAGAAGCAGAAGCTCGACCGCGACGACATCCTCGACATCACCGACTTCAACGTCGTGTCGTGGATGCAGGGCGAGATGCGGCTCATGCTCGAGGAGGAGATCGCGCGCGCGATCCTCATCGGTGACGGCCGGGCCGTGGACGACGACGACAAGATCTCCGACCCGATGGCCGCGGTCGACGGTGCCGGCATCCGTTCCATCCTGAACGAGCACGAGCTGTTCGCCACCCAGGTCTACGTAAACATCGACGACGCCAGCTCCAGCTACCTGGAGGTCGTCGAGGCCATCATGCGCTCGATGCGCTTCTACAAGGGCACCGGCACTCCCGTCTTCTACACCACGCTCCCCGTCCTGACCAGCATGCTGCTGACCAAGGACACCCTGAACCGTCGGCTGTACGCGAACAAGGCCGACCTGGCCTCTGCCATGATGGTCAGCGACATCGTCGCCGTCGAGGCGATGGAGTCCAACACCACCCTGCTCGGCATCGTCGTCAACCTGGGCGACTACAACATCGGCGCGGACAAGGGCGGCGAGGTCAGCCTCTTCGACTTCTTCGACATCGACTACAACCAGTACAAGTACCTGATCGAGACCCGGATCTCCGGTGCGCTCACCCGCATCAAGTCCGCCCTGGTCATCAACAAGACCGCGGCCGCCAACGTGATCGTCGTCCCGTCGACCCCGACCTTCGTGAAGTCCACCGGCGTCGTCACCATCCCGACCAAGACCGGTGTCGTCTACAAGAACTCGGACACCGCCGCCACCCTGACCGCCGGTGCGCAGACTGCCCTGGCCGCGGGTGCCACCCTCAACGTCGTGGCCGTCCCGGCTTCCGGCTACTACTTCGAGACCGCCAGCACCACGGTCGAGTGGTCCTTCACCATGCCGGCCGCCTGAGAGAGCTAGCTGATGGCAACGTCAAGGTTCTACGGGAAAGTCGGTTACGGCGAGACTGTGGAGACTGGGCCAGGCGTGTGGACCGACCAGATAACCGAGTTTCCATATTTCGGAACTGTGGTTCGGAACACACGCCTGCTCACTAACGGAGACAAAGTCAATGACGATCTCTCTGTGAACAACTCCATATCTGTCGTGGCTGATGCATACGCCAACGAACACTTCTTTGCCATGCGCTACGTCGAGTGGGCGGGTGCACGCTGGATTGTGACTGACGTCGAAGTCCAGAGTCCCCGCCTACTCCTCCGGCTGGGAGGTGTCTACAATGGGCCAACGGCAAGCGCTCCAAGTGGTCCTTGAGGGGCTCCTGGAAAGCTCTAATGTATATTTCCAGCCGCCGGCAAGCATTCAGATGCAGTATCCGTGCATTGTCTACCAACGGTACACGGCACTGACTGGGTTTGCCGACGGAATCCCCTACGTGCACAACAAGCGTTACCAGGTGACGGTGATCGACCAGAATCCTGACAGTTTGATTCCGGACTTGATCGCCATGCTGCCGTTGTGTGTACACAACCGCTTCTTCGTGGTGAACAACCTCAACCACGACGTCTTCAATCTCTACTACTGAGGGAAAACCAACATGACAGCGCTCATCTGGGATGCGGCTGGGACCCGCCGGTACGAGACCGGCGTCAACCACGGTGTTCTGTACATCCCCAACGGCACGGGTGCCTACGACCACGGCTACGCGTGGAACGGCCTCACCAAGATCACCGAGAAGCCGACCGGTGCGACCGCCAACCCGCAGTACGCGGACAACATCAAGTACCTGAACCTCATCTCGATCGAGCAGTTCGAGGCCGACATCGAGGCCCTGACCTACCCGGACGAGTTCGCCCAGTGCGACGGTTCGCAGGAGCCCGAGCCCGGTCTGGCCATCGGCCAGCAGAACCGCGTGCCCTTCGGTCTGTGCTACCGCACTCTGATCGGCAACGACCTGGTCGGCACCGACGACGGCTACAAGCTCCACCTCGTCTACAACGCTCTCGCGGCGCCTTCGCAGAAGGACTTCGCGACCGTCAACGACAACCCGGCCGCCATCGCGTTCAGCTGGTCCGTCACGACCACTCCGGTCGACGTGCCCGGCTACAAGCCCACCGCCACGCTCACCATCGACTCGACCAGGGTCGACGAGGACGCGCTGGCCACGCTGGAGGGCTTCCTCTACGGGACCACCGGCACCAACCCGTCCCTGCCGACTCCGGCCGCCGTCCTGGCGATCTTCTCGGGCAGCGTCGCTGTGGTCACCCCGACCGAGCCCGGCTTCGTCAGCGGTACCCACACCATCACCATCCCGACCGTCACCGGCGTGACCTACTGGATCAACGACGAGGTCGTCACCGGCACTGTCGTGATCGCGGTCAACACGCTCGTCACGGCCACCCCGAACGACGGTTACAAGTTCCCGGTTCCGACCGACGACGACTGGCTGTTCACCTTCGTGTAGCCAACCCAAGACAGGAGACCAGAGAGTGCTTACCATCATTGTTCCGATCACTGAAGGATTCGACGAAGCCACGAGTGAGTTCGTCACCTCAGAATCGTGCAGCTTGCAGATGGAGCACTCTCTGGTTTCACTGTCAAAATGGGAGTCATTCTTCGAAAAGCCGTTCCTCAGTTCTGATGAGAAGACTGCCGAAGAGACACTCTGGTACATCCGAGCGATGACTCTCACCCCTGATGTTCCTCCGGAGGTTTTCGACAAACTCTCTGAGGCGAATCTCGGGGCGATCAACAACTACATAAACGCCAAGATGACTGCGACCTGGTTCCCTGACGAAAAGTCGGGGCCGAGTCACGAGATCATCACAGCGGAGATCATCTACTACTGGATGGTTGCGCTGAACATCCCATTCGAGTGTCAGAACTGGCACATGAACCGTCTTCTCACGCTTGTCCGGGTCTGCAACCAGAAGAACTCTCCGCCAAAGGAGATGAGTCGCGCTGAGATCGTGGCTCGGAACCGTGAACTCAACAAGAAGCGCAGAGCCGAGATGGGAACTTCTGGATGAGAGGAGGATCGTAACATGCCAAAGATCGTTTGGGACGGCCTGGGTACTCGGTACTACGAAACTGGTATCGATCAGGGTGTCCTTTACGTCGACGGTCAGCCGGGTATTCCGTGGAACGGTCTCACATCTGTAACCAAGTCCCCATCCGGAGGAGATGCGCAACCGTTCTACGTCGACGGTGTGAAGTACTCGAACAATTCCTCCGCGGAAGAATTCGAAGCATCAATCACGGCCATCACATACCCCGACGAGTTCGAGGCGTGTGACGGATCGGCGGAACCACGTCCGGGGATGTTTCTGACCGGGCAGAAGCGGAAGTCATTCGGTCTGGCCTATCGCAGCACGGTCGGCAACGATCTGTCGTCCAAGGACTATCGGATCAACCTGGTCTACAACGCCACGGTGGCTCCGACGGCTCGCGACAACAAGACGCAGACCGACTCCGTAGACGTGATGGAGTTCTCGTGGAAGGTAACCACACTTCCACCGACCATCAACGGCTTCAAGAACAGTGCGCTGGTCATTCTGGATTCCCGCTTCATCGACCCGGATGTACTCTCCGGGATTGAAGACATTCTCTGGGACGGAGACATGATAACGCCTCGACTTCCAGAATTCGCCGAACTTGTCGACCTTTATGACACTGAGAATGTTCTCGTCGTGACTGACAACGGAGATGGAACGTACACCATGACGGCGCCGTTGTACGCCATGTACATGTTGGACGCGAACGTATTCCAGTTGACTTGGGACACCGCGATCAATGTCGACGACAACACCATCACCGTCACTTCGGGATCATAGAAAGGGGGTCGCATGGCCACCGTAACAAGCTGGACCGCTGCTGCAATTCAGGCAGCAATGGACATCAAGGCCGATCTGGTTTCCGGGACTGTTCCGGATTCGCAGCTCGATTCCACCATCGTCAGGCATGTTGATTTGGCTGTGAAGGCCGATCTGGTTTCCGGTAAGGTTCCGGATTCACAGATGCCTGTCGACGCCTTCATGCAGGGCGATCTGGTCATCGACGTCAAAACTGCCGGTGCTCTAGGAAACGGCACGGCCGACGACACCACCATCATTCAGGCCACTCTGAATGCGGCACCTCCCGGAAGCACCGTGTTCATGTCTCCGGGAACCTACGTCATCAGTGCTCCACTGAAGATCCCCCCGCAGATCCGTCTTCTCGGTTCTCATGGCGGTCACATCGATGATGTCAACGGTTCGGTCATCAAGCCGAAGTCAACCTTCACTGGCGCCGCGGTGATCCTTCTGGTGGATCAGACCACTGGTGGATATTCCATCCCCAGTATGGAACAGCGGCTCGAACAGCTTTCAATCGATGGTTCGAACCTCACGGGTTCTACGATCGATGGCATTCAGGCGCAAGGCTTGGTGCACGGCGTCTACATGACCGACGTGCAGATCCGCCATGTCCCCAACCACGGTTTCACGGCTTCGGCCAATGGATCGGGAACACCGTATTCCTGGCACTGCAGTCGTCTGCATGTTTCTGCTTCCGGCGGAATTGGAATCAATGCGGCAATGACCGATTCCACCTGGATCGACTGCGAGGTCATCGGGGCACTGAACCATGGTTGGTTCGCTGGAGGATGTGGGAACTCTACGTTCATCGGCTGCCGGTCCGAGTGGAGTGCAGGAGACGGCTTCAACATCGCCAGCGGTACGGGTACTGGTTCTGGAAGTGGTGGACCGATATTCATCGGCTGCACGACCGACCGAAACACGCACAACGGCGTCAACATCACGAGCGCTGCGAACGGGAATGCTCCGGTCACGTTCACCGGGTGCAATTTCCGTCGTGACGGCTCAAGTTCGGCGAGTGCCGGATACGCCGGCATCCAGGTTTCCGGATCCACTCAGCCCATCATCGTCACCGGATGCAGTTCTTATCCGGGAACCAACGATGACGGAACGGGAACTGCGTCACCGCAGTATGGTCTCGTCGCATCCAGTGCTCTCGTTCAGATCAACGGTGGCCTGTGGCACGCCATCACCGAGGGCATTCACGATGGTGGCTCAAACACTCTTCTGTCCCGCAGTCCAAACGTCATGGAGCGAACCGGTCCGACCACCGCGCCGGTCACGGTCACGCGAGGCGTTCAGACCTACGGGAGTGCCGGTGACTCTCTGGACGTCCCCGCGTATCTCGCTGGCATTCAGCATCCCAGGCTCTACGGATACGCCGGTTGGACGTATCCCCCCGACAATGCCACTTCGGGTAAGGCTGGAATCGCGGGGACACTGTACCTCGCAGGGTTCTCCATTCCTCGTCCAGTCACGATCACGAAGCTTGCTTGGGGGAACAACACCGCTGGAGTTGCGCCGGTCACCAACGAGAACTGGATCGGTCTCTACTCCGCTTCAGGTGCGAAGCTCGCTGGTGTGAATGTGGATGCGCGCGTCACAACGCCAGGAGCCTGGAAGGAAACCGTCACTGCCGTGGCGTTGTCTCCGGGCACCTACTGGGTCGCATATCTGTTCAATGCGACCACGATGCCTCAGCCATTCCGTCTCGGAGATGTAAGTGCCGGCCTGATGAACCTCGGGCTGTCCGCGAGCACGTTGAAGTATGCCATCAACGGCACGGGCCTGACTGCTCTCCCAAGCAGTATCACGCCTGGAAGTAATGTCTCAGCTCAATTCTCATACTGGGGTGCTGTCGCCGTATCCTAGAATACCTGAAATGTCGAAAGGAGCCGTAATGATCAGCATGACCGTTTCTGGCTCCTTCGCCAACATTCAGTCATTCCTGGATCGAGTGAGCAAGCTCGATATTCTCGCCGTCATGAACATCAGCGGTCAGGAAGGCGTCTCGGCACTAGCCAGCGCTACACCAACAGACACGGGCCTGGCTGCAAACTCCTGGGGCTACGAGACATCTATCTCCGGGGGAGTTTACGAAATCGTCTGGACCAACTCAGACGTAGAGAGTGGATTCCCCGTGGCCATCCGACTTCAGTACGGTTACGGAACCGGAACAGGCGGCTACGTGCAAGGCGTCGACTACATCAACCCAGCGATGGCACCAGTCTTTGACAAGATCGCGAATGATATTTGGAAGGCGGTGACCTCCGCGTGAGTGCTAGCGTTGACGAACGTGTCGTTAAGCTGACTTTCGACAACAACACGTTCGAAAAGAACATCGCTCAGTCCCGCGATTCCCTGGGCAGGTTCACGCAGAGCCTTCAACTCACCGGAGCCACCAAGGGCCTGACCGATGTCAGTGCGGCAGCCAAGAGCGTTTCCCTCGGAAACATAGCCTCCGGTGTCGACAGCATCGCCAACAAGTTCAAGGCGATGTCGATCATAGGCATCACGGCGCTCTCCAACATTGCCAGTAAGGCAGTCGACGTAGGGCTTCGTGTTGTCAAAGCTCTGACTATCGACCCGGTCATGGCCGGTTTCCAGAACTATGAAACACAGATCAACGCGACACAGACGATCCTCGCCAACACCGCTGCGGCGGGAACGAAGATCGGCGACGTCAACAAGGTTTTGGCCGAACTGAACAAGTACGCCAACCAAACGGTGTACAACTTCAGCGACATGACCAAGAACATCGGCACCTTCACTGCTGCCGGTGTCGGGCTGCAAGCCTCGGTCAACTCGATCAAGGGCATCGCGAACCTCGCAGCCATGTCCGGAGCAACCTCCGAGCAAGCCTCGACCGCGATGTACCAGTTGTCGCAGGCGATCGCTGCCGGTTCTGTGAAGCTGCAGGACTGGAACTCCGTCGTCAACGCAGGTCTGGGCGGTAAGACATTCCAGACGGCTCTGGTCAACACTGCTCGCGCCAGCGGTACGAACATCGACGCGATCATCAAGAAGGCCGGCAGTTTCCGTGCAAGCCTTGAGAAGGGCTGGCTCACCTCCAATGTTCTGACGAAGACCCTTTCGCAGTTCACCGGAGACCTCAGCCTGGCTCAGATCAAGGCCATGGGCTATACGGATGACCAGGCCAAGAAGATCCTTGCCATGAGCAAGGTGGCTGTCGACTCAGCAACCAAGATCAAAACGGCAACTCAACTCGCCGACGCACTCAAGGAGGAAGTGGCCACTGCGTGGGCTGCGATCTTCAAGACAGTCTTCGGCGGGATCGGTCAAGCGACCACGCTGTTCAGTAGCATCCACAATATCGCTGAGGCAGCACTGACCAACCCGATCTATGCGCTCAACACTCTGATCCAGGGTGTTGACAAGCTCGGTGGTCGTGCCCACATCGTCGATACGGTCAAGAACGTCTTCGCTGCACTCGGTCGGATCATCACGCCGATCAGTCAGGCCTTCCACGAGATCTTCCCTCCGGCTACTGCCGCGGGGATAGAGAAGATCATCGTCGCTGTGGACAACTTCTCCAAAAAGCTCAAAATAGGAGGAGATACCGCAGGAAATCTTGAGCGTACCTTCGCAGGCCTCTTTGCTGCGATAGGTATCGGCTGGGATGTGGTCAAGAAGGTTGCTGGCGTCATAGGCAGTCTCTTCTCTTCGGCCACTGCCGGCTCTGGAAGTATCCTGCTGTTCACTGCGCGCATCGGTGACTGGGTCGTCAAGCTCAAGACGGCGATCGAGGAGGGCACAGGGTTCAACAACTTCTTCGTTGGACTCACCAAGTATCTGCAGTTGCCGATCACGCTCCTCAAGACGGTTGCTAGCTACGTAGGATCGCTATTCGACAAACTCTCCGGCGCAAAAGTCGCGGGGGCAAAAGCCGAACAAGCAATCGACGGCGTCACCAAGAAGCTCGGTCCTCTCGGGGTACTGGGCACGATCGTAGCCGGAGCATGGGCCAAGGTCCTTGCTGCATTCCCTGGTATCGAGAAGGCGTTCGAGCCCCTGGCGAAGAAGCTCACCACGTTCTTCAGCCAACTCGGTACGTCGATCACTTCTGCTCTTGGGCAGATGGACTTCCGTGATGTCCTGAACACGATCGACACAGGTCTGTTCGCTGGCGTTGTGCTGTTGTTCAAGAAGTTCGTAGGCAAGATTGGCGGTGGTGGAGGTAATGCCGCTGGCGGTTTGCTCCATGCAATAACCGAGTCCTTCGACGAGCTGACGAATACTCTGCACACCATGCAGGGAACTCTGAAGGCTGCGACGCTTCTCGAGATCGCCGCGGCCATCGGAATCCTGACCATCTCGGTCTCGGTTCTGGCCCGGATTGACTCCGAGGGACTCAAGCGCTCCCTCACCGCAATGGCTGCCATGTTCACGGAACTTCTCGCGTCGATGGCCGTCTTCCAAAAGGTAGTCGGGACGGTGGGTTTCGCAAAGATCCCCATCATCACTGCTGCCATGATCCTCCTGGCCATTGCGGTTGACCTACTGACAATCGCTGTCACGAGGCTTGCCAAACTGGACTGGGCAGGTCTGTCCAAGGGTTTGGTCGGAGTCGCCGCACTTCTCGGCTCCATGGTCGTTGCTCTACGTCTCATGCCTCCGTCGGCCAGTGTTATATCTACGGCTGCCGGTTTGGTCATCCTCGCTGCTGCCATCAAGATCCTGGTAACGGCAGTCGCAGCTCTCTCTGGCTTCACCTGGACGGAACTGGCCAAGGGACTGACCGGAGTAGGCGCACTTCTCGTAGGTCTTGCGCTGTTCACCAAATTTGCTGCGGCGGATGCCGGTGGCATAGCTCAGGGTGCTGGGATCGTCCTGCTCGCAACGGGCATCAAGATTCTCGTAAGTTCAATGAAGGATTTCGGTTCCTTCTCCTGGACCGAAATAGCCAAGAGCCTGATTGTCCTCGCAGGCAGCCTGGTTCTCATCGGTGCGGCACTGGTCCTGATTCCGCCCAATGCGCCTCTCTCGGCCGCTGGTGTAGTTGTCATGGCAGGTGCTCTACTGATCATCGGCAAAGCTGTCCAGCAAATGGGCAGTATGAGTTGGATGACGATCGCCAAGGGTCTGGTCACCATGGCCGGCGCGATAGTGCTGATCGTCGCAGCTCTGATCTTGATTCCTCCGACATCCCTTCTCTCTGCAGCCGCAGTCGCGATCGTGGCTTCCGCTCTCGGTCTGATTGCAGATGCTCTCGAGAAAATGGGTGGCTTCGGCTGGATCGAGATCGCTAAGAGCCTTATCGTTCTTGCGGGGTCATTGACGATCATCACGGTCGCCATGATCCTCATGACCGAAGCTCTTCCGGGTGCTGCGGCTCTGCTCGTTGTCGCTGCGGCTCTCCAGGTTCTCGCGCCGGTCCTCAAGGCATTCGGGGATCTGTCCTGGACCGAAATGGGCAAGAGTCTTCTGATGCTCGCCGGAGTCTTCGTGATTCTCGGCGTCGCAGGGCTCGTGCTCACGCCACTGGTCCCGACCCTCATCGGTCTGGGTATCGCGGTAACCTTGCTCGGTATCGGCATGATCGCAGCTGGCGCTGGCGTGCTTCTGTTCTCGACAGGCCTCACGGCTCTGGCGGTTTCGGGGGCTGCAGGTGCTGCGGCAATCGTGGGCATCGTATCGGCTCTGCTGGGCCTTCTCCCGGTCGTTGTGAAGCAACTGGGTGCAACGGTCATCGCATTCGCTACCGCCATTGGCGCGGCGGGTCCGGCGATCCTCAAGGCCATCACAACAGTTCTCGACGCACTCATCACCGCCATCGGCAAGTACGTTCCGAAGATCGTCAACACGCTCCTGAGTCTGCTCACACAGATGCTTCAGGCGCTGCAGAACTACGTTCCGAAAATGGTCGTGGCGGGTCTCCGTCTGATCACAGGCGTTCTCACAGGTATCGGTGCCAACGAGGGCAAACTCATCACGGCGGCTGCCACTGTCGTAGTGAACTTCCTGAACGGCATATCTGCCAACCTGCCCCGAGTGATCGACGCTGGCGTGAAGCTGGTCATCAGTTTCGTCAACGGTGTCGCAAACGCCATTCGTGGTAACTCGGCAGCAATGGGTGCCGCGGGTGAGAATCTCGGTTCGGCAGTTATCACCGGTATGATCGAGGGCATGGCTGGCGGTATCGGTCAGGTCTCGTCTGCCGCAGAGAATGTCGCCAAGTCTGCTATCAACGCAGCGAAGCGAATCCTGGACAGTCATTCTCCATCCAAGGTGTTCATCCAGATCGGTAAGGATGTCGTCGACGGCTTCGCAATCGGGCTCAAGGGTAACAAGGGCCAGGTCGACGCCGCATTCAACACTCTCAAGAGCCAGCTCTCAACCGCTGTCCAGGCTTCCAATAAGGACATCGCGGCCCTCGACAAGAGCATCGCACGACTCACCAAGTCTCGTAACGCTGACACTGCTGAGATCGCCAAGCAGGAGAAGGAGCTGACTAAGGCAAGGGCAAGCGGCGATACCAAGAAGGTTGACAGTCTCGAAGCCAGCATCGCGAAGCTCACCAAGTCTCGTAATGCCGACACAACTGAGATCGCCAAGCTGAATGCTGCCGTAGTCAAGTACGAGAAGGAGATCAAGGCAGAGAACGCTGCATACAAGGACCTCACGGTTTCTCTGGCCAGTCACAAGGCTGCGCTGGACAAGCTCGGAACCCAGTACGACGCGCTCACCACAAAGGTCACCAACGCCAAGACGGCGCTCACCAATGCCCAGAAGGTCCTGACCGACTACAACGCTCAGGTGACAGCCCAGTACGGAACGCTGACGGCGCCCACGGCCGACTCCTCCGTATCGGACTATATCCAGGGCTTGAAGACTCAGGTCGAGCAGACCAAGGAATACGAGAACGTACTCCAGCGTCTTCGTACAATGGGTCTGAATGATGAGACCTTCAAGCAGCTGACGGATGCCGGTATATCTGACCTTCCGTTTGCACAGGCTCTGCTTGCTGGGGGCAAGTCTGCCGTCGACCAAATCAACGGTCTCGGTACACAGCTCACCACTGCCGGCAAGACGTTCGGTAGCCAGGCCTCGACGGACCTGTACCAGGCTGCAGTCAATGCGGCTGCCGGTCTCGTCAAGGGGCTGGAGTCTCAGCAGGCTGCGATCCAGAAGGAAATGGACAAGATCGCTGATGCGATGGTCGCGTCCATCAAGAAGAAGCTGGGGATCAAGTCTCCGTCCACCGTGTTCGCCGAGGTTGGCGGATATTCTGCGCAGGGACTCGCTCAGGGTCTGACCGAAATGTCCGGGGTTGTGGAAGACGCAGCTGCGGTCGTAGGAGTCAAGGCCGTAGCATCTCTCAGCAAGTCTCTGTCGGGTATCTCCGACATGCTGACGACCAACATGAACATCCAGCCGACCATCACTCCGGTGCTGGATCTGTCGGGTGTGAAGAAGGACGCCGGTCAGCTCGGAACCATGCTGCAAAGTCAGTCGCTAACAGTCCAGGCCTCATATGCCAAGGCTACGAATGCCTCCGCGGGATACATCAGCAACACCGCGGCGTCAGCGGCTGCCAACACGGCTGCACAGAGCACCAGCAAGGCGACCGCAGCAGGACCCACGTTCAATCAGTACAACAACTCGCCGGCAGCCTTGTCTACGGCGGATATCTACCGCCAGACAAAGAATCAACTGTCCACAGCGAGAGGCTTCTATGTTTACCAAGGTGGAAGTCAGTAACTCTGGCGGAACCCTCACGCTCCAGCTCGGTGACACTTCTAGCGGAATTTTCGTTCAGGAGATCACCGGGCTGGACCCCGTGAAGGCTACTATCCAGTCATCATCATTCTCCAATCAGGATGGTGCGGTCTTCCAGAACAGTCGGCGCGACACTCGTAACATCACCATCCAACTCGGGCTGACCCCGGATCCGGCAACCAGCACGGTCCGGACACTTCGTCAACAGCTCTACGCTTTCTTCATGCCGAAGTCGACAGTCACCATGAAGTTCTTCGTGGACGACGTCGATGATGCTTCGGAGGACGGTTACCAGATCGATGGTGTAGTCGAATCCTGCGACACAGCAATGTTCGCTCAGGAAGCGATTGTCAACATCTCGATCATCTGTTTCGATCCGGATTTCATTGACCCGATTCCAGTCATACTTACGGGAGCCACCGTCTCGACGACGGCCATGACTGACATTGCATACCCAGGAACTTCCGAAACGGGTATGCAATTGAGCGTTCAGTTCGACCGAGAAGTGGATAACTTCACCGTCTACTTCTCTTCTCCGGGATCAGCTGTACGAACTATGGACGTTGTGATGCCTGGCGGGTTTCTCGCTGGAGACATCATGAACATCAGCAGTGAGTATGGTCAGAAGGGCGCATATTTGGTTCGAGACGGAGGGGACAGTCAAGCCCTGTACGCAATCTCGCCTCAGTCTTTCTGGCCGAAACTCACACCAGGTGCGAACTCGATTCGAATCCAGGCATTCGGAGCGGCTGTTCCTACATCGATCAGCTACAGCGTAAGGTACGGAGCGCTATGATGGAGATCTACACACTGGACAACCTCCTTCGGCGGCAGTACGTCTTTGATCAGTATCTTTCCCTGATCTGGACTGAGCGATTCTCAGTCTTCGGTGACTTTCAGCTCGACATCTACTCGACGAATCAGAGTCGTTCTCTCTTGACGGCAGACACATGGCTCGCCATGAGTAACTCGAATTACGTCATGCGAATCGAATCGGTCGAGAACGACGTTGACGCTGAGGGAAACAAAATCCTGATTCTTAAGGGTCGATCGATCGAAGCCATTCTGTTGGACCGAGTAGCATTTCTGTCTTTGTCCGACACGACCACAATCCCGACGTGGACCATCACGGATGTGCCCGCAGAAGTGGCGAGGAAGGTCTTCCACGACATTTGCGTTACGGGCACGCTCAACATTGGCGACGTGATACCCGGTGTCGTGGAAGGCACATTTCTTCCGGCTTCGACTATCCCCGAACCAGCTGATCCAGTAACCGTCGACATCACGCCGACTACCGTCTATGACGTGTCTGCACAGATCTGTGCGACGTGGACTCTGGGGCTTCGACTGCTTCGCCAAGACAGTTCCGCCCAACTCTACTTCGATATTTACGCAGGAAGTGATCGAACCACAGACCAGACAACCCTACCAGCGGTCATCTTTTCTCCGGACCTGGAGAACTTGCAGAACACCAAGGAACTGACGACCATCGACGCGGCGAAAAATGTAGCTTACGTGTTCTCGCCTGCCGGATTTCAGATGGTCTACGCTCCAGGTGTCGATCCGTCAATTGCAGGGTTTCAGCGTCGTGTTCTGATGGTGGATGCAACGGACGTCACCAGTGACAATCCGGATATTCCCACGGCACTGATTCAGCGTGGGAATACAGCTCTTTCAGCTGCACGAACAACTCAATTGTTCGATGGTGAAATCGATCAGAACAGTTCATACCAGTATGGCCGGGACTACAATCTCGGCGACATGGTGGAGGTACGAAACACTGACGGTGTAACCAACGTCATGCGAGTAACAGAACAGATCTTTGTATCTGATGGTACGGGCCAACGTTCGTATCCAACTCTGACGTTGGAAACCTATATCAGCACCGGCGCATGGCTGGACTGGATGAACAACAAGGAATGGGTCGATCTCGACCCCGACACAACCGACGTCTGGGACAACCAGCCGTAACGCGTAAGGAGATTCATCGTGGCAGTTGGAGACCAGGCATCCGAAGCTGGATACTCTCTCGTTCCGGGCAGCGGGGAAGACGGACGCGTTCGTTGGGGTGCACGGGAGATCAACCGGACACGGGACTACATCGCTGCAGTACTCGGAATCGTGCCCACGACTCGTGCAGGTTTCCGCACTGCGGCGGGCATATCCTCAGGAACCGCGTCGCCCTCTGGGGGGTTCAACGGCGACATCTATTTCAAGATCATTTCATGACACGACCAAGCATCCCAGCAAAACCACTACTGGCGTCGCTTACTCAGGACACAGTGGATGTGTCATGGACTCCGCCTAACAACGGTGGAAAGACGATCATCGAGTACCAGATCGGCTACAGTACAAGTCCAGCCGCTCCGGTCGTGAATCTCCCTCACGTGATTTCACCGCATACGGTTACCGGTCTTACCCCAGGCGTGACGTATTTCTTCTTCGTACGCGCTCGTAATGCCGATGGCTTCAGTACTTCATGGTCTGTGCCTTCGGGCGTTCGAACGGTCCCAGGAGCGTACATTGGGGTTCTCGGTAGAACCAACTCCGGAGCAATCGTCAATGGCGGGTTCTGGGGTAGCGGTGTTCCGTACGTCAATGTGGGTGGCGTTTGGAAAATGGCCGAAGTGTGGGTCAACAATCAGGGGACTTGGACACGAGTTACCACGTAAGTAAATCGGCGTCAGGGTAGTGACGCACGGGGGGTCAACAATCTTAGCTAGTCTTATGAATCTCTCCCAATGAGAGATAGGGGAGGAAATTCATGTCCGCTGTTTGGCTCCGGGCGATCCTAATCATCGCTTGTTCAGTCTTCGGTTCGGGAGGCCTCTGGGCCTACTTGCAGAGCAGAAGCACCCGTGGAAACGCCACGACTCGCCTCCTGATGGGCGTGGCCTACGACAAGATCACGTCTCTGGGGCTCACCTACATCACGCGTGGGTCGATCACCATGGACGAGTTCGAGGACTTCCGTAAGTACTTCTACGACCCGTACGAGGCTCTCGGTGGGAATGGTGTCGCCAAGCGCATCATGAGGCAGGTCGAGACACTACCGATCCGACCGCACAGCGAGAACCCCGCCATCTTCCAGAACAACGAAAGGGTTATCTCAAATGTCCGTGTCACAGCCGGCCCCGTCCAAGAAGCCGCTGCTGAGTGATCTCAGCTACTCGGTAATCAAGCACGCCGCGGCCATCGCGCTGCCTGCAGCAGGAGCACTATATTTCGCGCTTGCACAGATCTGGCACTTGCCCAAGGCCCAGGACGTTCTCGGGTCCATTGCGGCCGTCAACGTCTTCCTGGGTGGCGTCATGGGCCTGTCACAGGCCTCCTACAACGGCAGTGACGCCAAGTACGCCGGAGCGATCGAGGTAACCAACGACGGGACCAAGAAGGTCTACTCACTGAACCTCAACACGGACCCCGAGGACCTCGACAAGATGAACGATGCGACGTTCAAGATCAATGGCGCCGGCTAGGGTCGCACGAAATACATGGCCTATGATGAGACCCCTACATCTAGGAGAACGCCATGTTCGACTCGTTGAAGACCCAGACCTCGCCGACCAAGCTCGATGAGGTCATCGACGCGGCACTCACTCAGATGCTCAGCATCGACCCCACCACCGAAGAGTACTCCAAGGCGGCGGACCAGGTAACCAAGCTCTACAAGCTCAGGGAGGCAACAACTCCCAAGCGCGTAGGTGCGGACACCCTGGCCGTCGTCCTGGGCAACCTCGCCGGAATCGGGATGATCCTGAGCTACGAGCACGTGCACGTTGTGACCTCTAAGGCCCTCGGATTCGTTCTGCGACCCAGCAAGTAACACAGCCATATCCCAGCAGGAAATCTAAACATGAAGGACATGCGAGAGTTAACCACTCTTACATGCCCTTTGTGTTTTGCCTTTCTGTTCGCAGATATTACATGGCCTATAGTGAGACCCCTATCACTGGAGACCCCATGATGAACATCATCCCCATCACACCCGCCACCATCGACCTCATCACGAAACTGAACAACGGTGTTCGCCCCACCCTCGAAGACGAAGAGACTTTCTACGTCTACCGAGGAGAGGACGCATACTCCGCGATCATCACTCGTGAGGCGTTCGATAAGGACGGCGCGTACCCGGAGTGGATGACCGTAATCAAAATCCTCTTCATCGGAAGCTAATCTCAAAGCCTAACAGCCCCTAACACGGGCTTTAGGTTTTACCTTTCGCACGATTTACATGGCGTATAATGAGACCCCTACGAAAGGCCAACCCCATGAAGAAGATGCTCGACCCCACCAAGAAGTTTGTCCGCCGTAACAAGGTTGTGATTGCTGTGATAGTGACAGCCACCCCGCTGATCGCACTCAACATCCGCAACGTTGTTTTCGCCCACAAACTTTTCGCGGAGTACGAACGTGAACTAGACAAGTATGTCCCCAACGAAGACTAACCTCAAAGCCTAACAGCCCCTAACACGGGCTTTAGGTTTTACCTTTCGCACGATTTACATGGCGTATAATGAGACCCCTACGAAAGGCCGCGCCATGTTCCTCAGGAACCGTGAACTCCGTATCAAGATGGTCAAGAACCCCAAGAACAACGAAATCATTTCTGACGAAATGGAAGAGAGCTTTCACATCGAGCCCGAGACGATCACCAAGATCGCGAAGGAAATTGTGAAGATCTCCGCCATAGCTGTCGTCGTGGTACTCGCTGTCGACAAGGTTCTGACCACTGCGAGCGAGATCGCCGTCAAGAAGACGAAAAGCGCCGACAAAGAGTAACCTCAAAAACCGAAGTCCCTAACACGGACTTTAGGTTTTCGTTCTGCGAAAAAATCCCGGTGGGGCATTTTGGCGAGGGGTCGCAAGAAATACACGGGCTATAATGAGACCCCTATCGAAAGGTACCATCATGTCCAACGTCAAGTCCGTCATCACCAATGCCATGGAGAACGTTCGCAACAGCGAGAAGGACGACACCACCGAGATCGAGACCCGAACCCCCATGACCTCCGCCACCAAGCGGATCGCCATCGGAACGGGCTTGGCCCTCGGCGTTGTCGCCGGAATCGTGTTCACGCGAACCTTCCTCACCAGCACTGAGAAGATCGAGACCCCCGAAGACGTGTAACACCCAACAACAGAACTCAAAGCCTTAAGACCCTAACACGGTCTTTAGGTTTTCATTTTCGGACCCAACAAGGAGATCCAATGCGGAAGCTCGTATGCGCACTCGTAGTTATTGCCGCTGCTCTGGTTGCTTTCGTCTGGATCGCTGAGTCCGGAAGCGCGCAGGGAGACAGTCGCTCGACCGTCATCACGCTGGACCCGACAACCTCGCAGAATCAAAGCAGTCTCGCCGGCACCTGGAAGCAGATCCCGGACGGCATGTCGGGCATCACCATGACTGCGGTTGTCTCCGTCGACTCCATCCAGATCAACATATTCATGAACGGAACATCCGGAATCTACTGGCTGGGCTCGTTCGACCCGAAGATCATCGCCGGCAGCACTCTCTCACAGGGCGACTCCGACGCGATGGATCTCGACATCTTCGCATCGCAGGACAAGACCAAGCTGTTCGCCTACACGAACGGCCTTCTCAGCTACCAGTTCTCCATGCTGGGAACCACAAGCACCGTCTACCTTTCCAGGGAAGCTCAGTCATGAATCTCAGCGGCATCACGAGCCGAGCTCAGAAACTCATCGCCAACAACGCGCCGTTGATCATGACGACGCTCGGCGTAACCGGCACAGTCGCCACCGCGGTCCTCGTAGGAAAGGCATCGTTCAAGGCCGCCGAGATCATCCAGCAGGAAATCTCCACAATCGCTGCCAACGGTGAGGGTCTGGTAAACGTCGGGCCTGAAGAGTTGATGGACACTCGGTACAAGATCAACCTCGTATGGAAGGAGTACATCCCTGCCGTCGCAACGGGCATCTTCACGATCGCCGCCATAATCTGTGCCAACAGGGTCGGTTCTCGTCGTGCTGCCGCTCTGGCATCGGCATATTCCATCTCCGAGAAGGCTTTCAGCGAGTACAAGGAGAAGGTACTCGAAAAGGTCGGACCGAAGAAGGACGCCGAGATCCGCGAAGCCCTCGCCAAGGACCAGATCGCTAAGAACCCGCCCAACAAGGAAATCGTGATCGTGGGCGGTAACAACGTCCTCTGCCGCGATGCCTGGTCGGGGCGGTACTTCCAGGGGAACCTCGAGGACATCAAGGCCGCGATGAACTGGGTCAACTTCCAGCTCAACACGCACGGTTCGATGACCCTGTCCGAGTTCTACAGCCGAATCGGCCTCGACCCGACTGAGGAGTCTGAGGAGGTCGGATGGAGTTCTGACAACCAGCTCGACATCACGTTCGACTCCGTCCTGACCGAGGACAACCGGCCCTGCCTGTCCTTCAGCTTCCAGGCCCACCCGTACCGCAACTTCAACCCGTTCAGTTAGAAATATGGACATGTTTGCGCCGTACTGCGGCGACTGTCCTGACGTGAAATCCTGTCACAGTGGTTACCCCTGCGTTCTCGTTCGAGAACTCAACAATCTCCCACCGAAGGAAACATTCATCATGACCAGCGCCAAGAACATCACCTCGTCCGCCAACACTGACAGCCACGAGAAGGTCGCCGACGTCACCCCGATCGTCCCCGAGCAGGACAAGGGCGAGAAGACCAACAACACCGAGGCCACCGACGTCGTCGCGGCGACCAGCAAGCTCGACAAGCTGAAGGCCTTCGCCAAGAAGAACCAGCGCGTCCTGATCGCCGCCGGCGTGACCACGATCACCACCCTGCTGGTCCTGAACTCGCGCCGGAACTACCTGGCGGCCGAGGTCGAGGAGACCGAGGAGCCCACGCAGGCCTGATCCTGCATTCTCAGCAACAAACACAGAAAAGGACGAGCTCATGCTCAAGAGGCAGATAACGTACAACGACCTCGATGACCGATCGGTGACGGAGGAGTACTGGTTCGGGCTCAACAAGGCCGAGCTGGCTGAGATGGAACTCAGCGGAAGCAACGGCAGCCTGACCGACTACTTCAAGACCATCGTCGAGGCCAAGGACGGCCGGGCCATGGTCAACACTTTCAAGGAGATCATCCTGAGCACCGTCGGGGTGCGATCCGAGGACGGGAAGCGCTTCGTCAAGACCGACGAGATCCGTGAGAACTTCGAGCTCGGGGGCGCCTATCCCGAGCTGTTCATGGAGCTGGTGACCGACCCCGACAAGGCCGCTGAGTTCTTCAACGGCATCATGCCGAAGGACCTTGCGGAGAAGGTGGCGGCACAGCAAGCCGCCGAGCAGAGCAAGTCCGTCGAGGAGCTTCTGGCCATGGACCAGGCCGACTTCGACAGGATCGCCGGCACCAACCCGCAGGAGATGTCCAAGGAACACCTGATGGTGGCGTTCCAGCGGAAGAACAAGACCCAGGCCGCATAGCGCGGAGCGATGAGGGGAATCAGCAGAGCCTTGGTGGGAGGGGTCTCCTAAGGCTCGACCCGGAAGCTGATTTTAAACGACAGCCGGTTCCGTGAAACATGCGCCCGACTCATCGCAGGATTTACATCGCCTATAATGAGACCCCTACGAAAGGCCAACCCCATGAACCCCAAGCTTCTGAAGCCCGTTGTCAAGATTGCTCTCGCCCTCGCCACCTCTGTACTTGTCGGATCACTGATCAAGGCAGAGAAGTCGATGAACGAGCGAGTTGACGCGTACTTCGAGACCCAGGAAGACCCGGAAAACTGACCGTATCATCTCAAGACTACAAGACCATTTACACGGTCTTTTAGTTTTCGCCACCAGTGAGGTAGAGACATATGGATTTCCCCAGCAATAGCCACAATCCGCCTCCGAAAGACGGCGAGGACGAGAAGGCCGACAAGGTCATCTTGAAGGTAGTCACCGGAGAGGTCGTTCGACGGAAGAAGCCCCTCGGGAACCGTTTCATGGAGACGTTCTTCGGTGGGGACGTCAAGGGAGTCGCCGACTACGTGATCAAGGACGTCCTTCTTCCCGCTGCCAAGGACATGATCGCCGATGCTGTGAACGAGGGCATACAGCGGATGATCTTCGGTGGCGACAAGGGACCGACGAACCGCCGCGGAACCAACCGTTCGTCCAACGGGCCGATCAACTACAGCCGATATTCTCCGACCAGCAACACCAAGCGTGACGAGCCCCGCAACATCAGCCGTCGGGCACGGGCATCTCACGACTTCGATGAGATCATACTGGCCACGCGCACCGAGGCCACCGACGTCATTCACAACCTCGACGACCTGATCGGCCGGTACGGCATCGCCTCAGTGGCGGAGCTCTACGAGCTGGTCGGAATCAGTTCCAGCCACACGGACGAGAAGTGGGGTTGGACCAGCATGGACCGGGCCGACATCACTCGTACCCGAAGTGGTTACCTGCTCAACCTGCCGGCCACCGAGCCCATCGACTAGCACGAACATGTCATGATAGCCAACAGAGAGCTGGTCAAGCAGGCATATCCTTCAAAAACATGGGGCCTGAAGGTCGACAAGATGTCAGATACCCAGGTCTTCGCAGTCATGCTTCGTCTGAAACGACAAGGGAAAATAAGGGGTTAACGATGCGTCTCATTCTGACGCTCGGGGCGGGGGCCGTTGTCGGTTACCTGTTGAACGAGAACAAGGCTCAGTCCATCGAGTGGCTGATCGGGCATTCGTCCGACGTCGTTCGTGACTTCATCCACGGCTTCAAAATCAAGTAGAGAAGGGCATATTCAGCATGC